ATGGAAAATTCAGCACAGAGGTTCCTTGATCTGTTCACCGGATCTCAAGGCGCCCATGGACAGACAGACGTTTTAGGTCGTCAAAAGAACGGCAAACAACAGGCAAAGTACGAGATTGTCCGTTCCCCGTTGACCGTGGAGCTTGTTCAAGAGCACTTGGACGGCTCCCTTGGCGTTGGGTCTATCCCCATTGATGAAACGAACAAGTGCCTGTTTGGTGCGTTGGACATTGACGACTACAATCTGGACCTTCCAGTTTTATTAGCGAAGGTTAAGAGGTTTAAGCTGCCCTTGGTATTGTGCCGGTCGAAGTCTGGAGGGGCTCACTTATATATTTTTATGGCTGAGAAGATTGCTGCATCTGAGATGCGTGATCGTTTAGCCGAGTTTGCTTCTGTTCTAGGCTGGGGAAACTGCGAGATATTTCCTAAGCAAGAGGAGTTGTTGGCGGAACGCGGCGATGTGGGAAACTTTATCAACCTCCCGTATCAGAACGCGAAATACACCACCCGGTACGCTTTAAAGAAGAATGGTGAGTCTTTCAGTCTGGAAGACTTTCTTACAATGGCTGAGAAATCACAGATTACGGCCAAGCAACTATCCAGCATATCCTTGGGGGGAGACAACGGCGTTTTGCCAGATGGCCCTCCCTGCCTACAGAAGCTGACAGAGTTCGGGATACCAGAAGGTGGCCGCAACATGACCCTGTTGAACGTGGGCGTCTACTACAAGCAAGCATCACCCAACGATTGGAAGGAACTGCTCGAAAAGCACAACCAGGATTATTGCAATCCGCCGTTACCAGCGCGTGAGGTTGTTCTGATACAGGAGCAATTGGAGAAAAAAGAGTACTTTTATACGTGTAAGTCTGAGCCTATCCACGGCCATTGTAACAAATCCCTGTGCCGGTCGCGGAAGTTCGGAGTAGGTGATGCCAACTCGCACGTTCCCGTTGGTGGCCTGACGGTTGTTGAGTCTGAGCCCCCTGTCTGGTTCGTGGACGTGGATGGCGCCCGCCTAGAATTGTCTACCAAGCAGCTACAGATGCAGGTTGAGTTTCAACGCGCTTGCATGGAACAAATGTACAAGATGCCGGCCCGGATGAAGGAGGGCGATTGGCGGGATTTGGTAGACGCTCTGTTAAGTGACGCGACAAGGATATCGGTTCCAGAAGAGTTGACCCAGAAGGGCCTCTTCATAGAACTTCTCGAAAACTTTTGCACTTCTAGAATACAGGCCCACAGCCCAGAAGAACTGTTGACAGGAAAGCCGTGGACCGAGGAAGGTCTAACGTACTTCAAGCTAAGTTCTCTACAGGATTTTTTAAAGCGCAATAACTTTACGTTATACACCCGTGGGCAGATCACCGAACGTTTAAAAGAAATGAACAATGGAGCGGAGTCCGACAAGACTTATCGCTTCCAAGATAACAACGATCAATGGAAGTCTGTGCGTGTCTGGTGTGTACCGGAGATGCATCGCGGCGAGGTTGACCTGCCCGCCGTAACTTTTGAGCCAGAGGATCCACCGTTTTGATACATTACCACGGAACCCCATTAACTCCGCGCAGCGAGTTATTGAAATTGTCGGGGAAAAACTTTTGCGTGAGTTATGTGGAACCTAGAGATTCGGGTTTTTGTTTGTCCAACGCACAGTCCGTCATGTGGGATAACGGTGCTTTCACATACTTTACACAAGGAAAACAACCCGATTGGGACGGGTATTACAAATGGCTTGAACCGCACTTGGGACACCCGCATTGGGCCGTGGTCCCTGATGTGATTGATGGAAGCTCTTTAGATAATCTTTCGCTTGCGAAGGCTTGGCCACATCGTCGGGATTGCGCTGCGGTAGTGTGGCACTTAGACGAGTCTCTTGATCAGATAGGTCAACTTCTTGATCTTGGGTTTTCTAAGTTGTGTTTTGGCTCAAGCGGGAAATATTGGCAGGTTGGAAGCCAGACATGGGAGCGGAGAGCCGACGAAGCTTTTAATTGGCTCGAAAAGCGCGGTCCTTTGCCTTGGGTTCATATGTTGCGAGGACTTGCTTTGTGCGGAGACCGCTGGCCTTTTGCGTCTGCGGATAGCGCAAATGTTGCTCGAAATTATAAAGATTCAAACGTTTGTCCAGAACGGATGTCCCGAAGAATAGATTCGATTCAAAGCCCTCTTTTTTGGACACCTAGACCACAAGAAATGGAGCTTTTTAAATGAAGAAATTTATTTGTTTAGGACTTTTTCTCGCGACCATTCCTGTTGCAAACTGGATGATTGGTAATGTTGGCGTCATCTGCGTTCCAAAAGGCCCATGTTTAATTCCCGTGGCACCAGGGTTGATGGCTCCTTCGGGCGTTCTTCTTGTGGGTATTGCGCTAGTTTTAAGGGACGCTGTTCATGAGTATTTTGGTCCGGTTGTCGCAGCCGCTGCTATTTTGGTAGGTGCGGCTCTGTCAGCTTTTGTTGCTCCCACGCCTTTGGTTGTGGCGAGTGGTTTAGCTTTTTTGCTGTCGGAACTTGCGGACATGGCCGTTTACACGCCTTTGCGGCGTCGTAGATTGGTTTTGGCAGTGATGGCAAGCGGTGTTGTCGGCGCTTTCGTAGACAGTTTAGTGTTTCTTTACATTGCTTTTGGGTCGCTCGACTATTTGTCGGGTCAGGTTGTGGGTAAACTTTGGATGACCATAGCTGCGGCTATATGGTTGTGGAGGCGCCGTTTTGACCGATCAGCATGAAACCATCCTTGGGCCGCCCGGCACGGGCAAGACCCAGACCAACTCCAACAAGATCAGGGATTGCATTGAGCAAGGCATATCACCTGACCGCATAGCCTGTGTGTCGTTTACGCGTAAGGCGGCGAAAGAAAGCCGAGATCGCGTGTGCAAGGATTGGGGGATTGACGAACGAGACATGCCCTACTTTCAGACGCTGCATTCCATGGCTTTCCGGGCTGGAGGATATAGTTCAGATGAGGTTGTTGGCCCCAAGGAGATGATTGAGATCGGTAATGCTGTCGGAATACCTTTTGGTAGTAAGGGCCGGTCTAACATTGAGACGGACTTTGACACCGTGGGGGTAGCTAAGGGCGACTTCTACATGAGCCAGTACCACTTGGCCCGAAGCAAGGGTTTGAGCCTTGAAGAGATGCACCGACAGCTTGGTGATTATCAGGTTGATTGGCCGGAACTCAAACGTCTGGTAGCCGCCTACGAGGATTACAAAGCCGTTCGCAAGAAGATCGACTTCACGGACATGATTGAAAATTTTATTAAATCGGACGATGGGCCAAACATAGAAGCTCTGTTTGTAGACGAAGCACAGGATCTCTCTACCCTTCAATGGTCCATGGTCGATGTACTGAGGAAGAAGCCCCGCATACAGGTGTTCACAGGCGATGACGATCAAGCCATTATGGGATTCCAGGGTGCGGATGTCGGGGCGTTTCTAAACGCTACAGAGAAGAAGACGGTTCTGGAGCAGTCGTACAGGGTTCCTCGTTCTGTTTGGCACGAAGCGCAAAACATTGTTTGCCAGATAGAGGGCCGAGCTCCGAAGGCTTGGAGGCCGAAGGACGAGGATGGCACTGTTCAGTTCCACCAGAACATTTGGGATGTACCGCTACACGAGGGCGAGTGGTGTCTTATGGCTCGAACGAACCGCATTGCCTCGCAATATGCCCAAGCTTTACGGGAGGAGGGTTGGGTCTACAGCCGCAATGGCCACCCCAGCATTCCGGTTAAGACATACGAAGCACTTCACGATTGGGAACAATGGGCCAAGGGAGAGCCTCTGACGCCCGCGAAGATCAGGAACGTCTACGCATTCATGAATGTGGGAGAAGGCTACTCACGGGGCTTTGGACCTCGTTCTGGAGCCTTGTTGGGATTGAGCGCGGAGGCGCAGATCAGTATGTCGGAGGCCAGAGATAATATGGGGCTTCTGGTGGATGGTTCTGTTCGGTGGCATCGGGCCTTGGGTAAGATTGATCTGGATACCAAGAACTACGTTCTGAATGCTTTGAAGCGGAAGGACAATGTCCGTAATCCACGGATCAAGGTCAGCACGATACATTCAATGAAGGGTGGTGAAGCTGACAATGTTCTGGTGGTGCCTGATTTGTCCTACGCTGCACACAAGGAATACCAGACTAATCCGGCCACGGAGCATCGGGTTTATTATGTTGCGGTTACAAGAACCAAAAAGGCGTTGCACATAATGTTGCCCCAAACCAATCGGAGTTATTCGTTATGAAGCCTGTTGATACACTAAAGACGGCGGCGGGTCTTGTGGGTGGCGATAGAGCGCAGCAATACGGCGACTACAACGTTCTTCACCAGAGAGTGGCGGATCTCTGGAGCGCGTATCTTACTGTAGAGGTGAAGCCGGAACAGGTAGCGTTTTGCATGGCTTTATTGAAGGTGGCGCGTAATGAAGTGGGACAAGCCAAGCCAGATAATGGTATTGATGCATCGGCATATGTAGCTCTTTGGGCAGCAATATCGGAAAACAAAAATGCGTGAGGATCTGTTTGACGAGCCTGTCTGGTTTCCCCCAGAACATCTCCCAGACCTGTCAGGCGAAAAGATTATCGCCGTAGACGTTGAGACACGGGATCCTCACCTTAGAGACTTGGGGCCAGGGTGGGTTAGAAACGATGGAAACCTCATAGGAGTTTCTGTTGCCGCCTCTGAGTGGAGCGCCTACTTGCCAATTGCCCACGAAGGTGGGGGGAACATGGCAAAGGACCTCGTACTCAGATGGCTCCAAGACCAATTAAACCACGGAATGTCTGTGGTATTTCACAACGCGCAGTACGATCTAGGGTGGCTTTTAAGCGAGGGTATTGAGGTCAAAGGTAAGATACTCGATACCATGGTCGCTGCACCGTTGGTGGACGAAAACCGTTTCAGTTATTCCTTGAATGCTTTGGGTGCCACCTATCTTGGTGAGCGTAAGGCGGAGGAGGACTTACGAAGGGCGGCGGGTCAGCATGGTGTTGATCCCAAAGCAGAGATGTGGAAGCTGCCGGCAGACAGGGTTGCTGCCTACGCGGAGAAGGACGCCACCCTCACACTTAGCTTGTGGCATGTTCTGCACAAGAAATTAATGGAGGAGGATTGCGAGAAGATTCTTGATCTGGAGTTGTCCCTGCTTCCCATGGTGTTCGAGATGAAGCGCCGGGGTGTTCGGGTTGATGTATCCAAGGCGCAGCAAACAAAAAAGTTCCTGACGGATAAGGAAAACAAGCTTCTTGGAGAGGTCCACAAAGAATCCAATGTTCATCTGGAGCCTTGGAATGCCAGAAGTCTGGCTACGGTGTTTGATAACTTAGGGTTAAGCTATGAACGAACGGATAAATCGGACGCCCCCAGTTTCACTAAACATTTTCTGAAGACCCATGAACATCCTATTGCGCGGAAAATCTTGGAGATACGCGAATACAATAAGGCAAATACGACCTTCGTTGATACAATCCTTAATCATCAGCATGACGGTCGCATCCACTGCCAGTTTAACCAGTTGCGCTCAGATGAAGGTGGAACTGTGTCAGGAAGGTTCTCCTCCAGTAATCCGAATTTGCAGCAAGTTCCATCTAGGCACCCAGAGATAAAATCTTTGATCAGGGGTCTTTTTATACCGGAAGACGATTGCCGGTGGGGGAGTTTCGATTACAGCGCCCAAGAGCCTCGATGGATGATGCACTACGCATCCCTTACGCCGGCCACCAAGGACAACGAAAAGGTTAAGGAGATTGCGATACAATACCAAAATGATGATCTGGACTTCCATCAGATCGTTGCTGACATGGCTGGTGTAAGCCGCACCCACGCCAAGACGATTAACCTTGGAATTATGTACGGCATGGGTATTGGCAAGCTGGCGGCAACCTTGGGGGACATACCTTTCCAAGAGGCTAAAGAACTTCGCAATGAGTACGACGAAAAGGTTCCGTTTATCCGCGCACTGGCGTCTGCGGTGATGGACGCTGCGTCTAGGAGATCAGAGGTACGAACCTTGCTGGGCAGGAAGTGTCGATTCCCCATGCGCGAGTTGAAAGGATATTCCAAGGAGTACAAGAAGCCTATTCACGCGGAGAAGCTGGAAGAGCGTTGGGAGGATGTTTTGAACACTCCTGTTGAGGAAAGAGACAAGAACTGGGCCAGCATGAACCCTGAGAGATATCAGGTTGCCTTCGTATACAAGGCCCTTAATCGTCTGATCCAGGCTTCGGCGGCAGACCAGACCAAGCAAGCGATGAAAGACTGCATGGACCATGGACACTGGCCCATGCTCACGGTTCATGACGAGCTCTGTTTCTCAATAGAGAGCGATGAACAGGTGGCCGAGATTAAGGGATTGATGGAGAATTGTGCGCCGGGTTTAACTATTCCGTCTAAGGTAGACGTAGGGTTGGGCGAGAACTGGGGTTCGGCGAAGTAGATCAGTCATTTAACGCGCTCCAAGTGCGACCATCAAAAACACGCGCAGACTTGCGATTATTTTTTTCAATCGTGTAACTGCAATGCACCCACCCAGAGTCCGGAATGCCTTCCTTGTAAAACTCCAGTATCAACTGGTCGAACTCGCAGTTGTCCTTGACCCATAGTGCGACTTCCTTGTTCGGGATGCCCGGCACTTCAAAGTCTACGGCCTCGCCCTTTACATGCTGGGAACCGTCAGACGATCCAATCTCTCGGTTAAGATTAAGACACCTGAATCCGCTGTTCGGTGTAAACGGGATGTCGTAATAGTTTCGGACAGGCTCGAGGATCTGGTCGCAAACCATGATCAGGTTTTCGATCTCCGTGGACCCTGGTTCGTTCTCCATCCCCAGCCGTTCAGCGGTAGACGACTTGGTAAGCTCGCTCAAGGTAAAGTGGTCTGAGAGTTTCATTATCGAACCAAATCCCGTTGTGCCTGTATGCGTGGATTCATTTCATCACGCATAGCCTGCCGCAATGGATTCATCTGTTGAGCCGCTGCCGCTGCCGCAGGAATCTGTTGCTGCATATTTTGGACAGCAGGTGCCGCTTGCTGCCCTAATTGATTAATAGGCTGTCTTATATTGGTTTCAACAAACTCAGCGGCGGATTTGCGTGTGTCCTCATCAACCTGTCGCGCCTCTAGAGAAGCAACTACCGCTCGGGCCTCTTGAGCCACACGCTCTCGAAGTTCCAGACCTAACGGACTGACGCCGTCTAGGTCAGCGCCTGCACGCTGTCCCTTTTGTAGCAACCTGCGGCCACCCGTATTACTTAGTATCCCCAAACCCGCCGAGTAACGAGGCTGTAGCAGACTGTTCAGAAACCATTTCTGCCGCATAACCCTGCCCATGGCAAAAATGCCGGCGGCTTCTCCGACAAAAGCAAGTGGGTTTGTAATGAGACGCATACCAGCGCCGGCAGCAAAAGCAGCCGAAGCTAGACCCTGCTTGCCTTTGAGAGCCTGATCAGAAATACGCTCCCCTATTTTAGAGGCCTTGAAAAGATCATTAACAACAAGCTGGCCTGCGGCTTGGTCTCCATCTCCCAATACCTTTGCAAGAGCGCCGTTTCTGTTAAGGGCTAACAACTGCTGCCGCATAGGCGCCCCCCATGCTCCAGAGGAGACACGGTCAGGACTAACGCCGTCAGGAAAAGCCTTCTCCATGATACGGCTCATAACCATATCCTTCACACCAGCGGGAGCACCTAACTGCTCTGCCGTGCCCTGTGTTTTTGACAAAGCTGCTATAAGACGATCATAGTTCTTTGGATTGTCCAATATGTTCAGGACCAAGGCGTCCGGGGTATCTATCTTTCCTTTTGCGATAGCCTGAAACAAAGCATCTTCGCTCTGCCTCTTTGCTTCGGCCATGACAGACTGAATGTTAGCGATTTCCTCACCAACATCGCGACCGCCTGTAAGGCCCATGGTCCGTGCTCGAATTGCAGCCGCCGTAGAACCCAGAGCCTCTGCCGAAGCGTTCGCAAACTCTTTATTACCTAAACCAACCTTATGATAATCCCTCATAAGCTGGCGCATGGCGCCGCCGTTGGTCTTTCCAAATAGAGCGTTCTGGAGAGGGACGCCTAATGTCTCAAAGTTCGACGCAAACACGGTCGGTGAGAACTGTCCACGAACCAAGGAACTTGTTTGGGTTTGCGTAAGCCACTCACGGGCTAACGAATCTCTCATCCGGTTTCTAAATTGCAGAGGGTTAGCTCTAGCTTCAGCCAACTTACCCAAGCTGCGTATAGTGTCCGAAAACTCGGAAGCAATCATTCTTCCGTAGGCATCCTCTACACCAAGCTTCTCAGCAAAAGCCGGAAGGCGCTTAACAATATCGGGAGATACCCCAGCGTTGTTTAGGATTTTGTTGGCTAATTCAAACTCTCCGCTGTTGGCGGCTTTAGCAGCGTCATCAAAAACGCTTTGAGGGACTTTCTGGATACCCTCTGCTGCCCTGCCGCTAGGAGTGACACTCTTTAAATAGCGCAAAAGCATGTCCGGTTGGCCCGATTGCACAACCTGATTTAAGACCTGCTTGTCTCCAAGCGTCGTACCGTTTCGGATGTTCCTTTCAAGCATTTCTTCTGAAAAGCTTCGGAACCGTTGTATGCCTTTAGCGTGGAAGTTCTGGGCTTTCTTCCACGCCATAACACCTTCTTCAAAAGCCTCCGCTGAAGCATTGTCCCATGACTGAACAACGCCTGACGAATCTACATTAAATACGCTAGGTGATTTGGTGCTCCTAGTCGCAGCAAGAGAGGCAAGCTTTGTCTCGATAGTTTCGTCAATACCTTTGACCATTGTACCGATTAAACCATCGTTCATCCCAGGCATTAAAGCCGGATCTTTACCTGCGGAACGTATCGCATTTTTAAGGCTGTTTAATTCTGTCAGGCTATAGTTGTCAGTCTCTTTAATGTACTTAAACAGACCCTTCTCAAAACCGTCTCCGGTCACAGCCCTTAAAGCTTCGTTCTTTTCAAAGCCAGCTACAATAGATTGAAGCGTCTTTCCACTAAACGTAGCGGCGCTTTCACCGTCAGCGCCTTTAACCCCGCTTAATAAATCTTCTGCTTTCCGGTAAAGTATGGAACTGTCTTGTTCAAAAAGACGGGCGGACATATTAGCCATGTCTTGCCAGCCTGTTTTAAGAGCGACATTCGGGTTGTACATATCCAAGAGAACCTTGAACTCGTTCTCAATAACTTCTTCAAGATGTCGGTTGGCTATTCGTACAGTCTCATCGACGTTCGCATTCTTCATCTGATTAGAAACTTGTGCGCTAACAGCGTCTAACTGATCCTTCAACAAGGATTTTGCCGTAACGTCGTCAATCTCACCCGCGCCAAGACGACCTAAAGTAGTTTGCACAAATTCGAGGTTTTGAGCAGCGGCTTTTGCATTCGGAAAGATGCCCTCATAAATCGATTGCATACGACCCATAATAGCCTTCTGGCTTACCTCTGAGACCGTTGGCGCTGCACCTGCTTTAACAGCACGTCGAAGTTCTGTTTTTGCTTCCTCACGGGCAATCTTAGTTGCTTCAGCGCGTCCCATACCCCCAGCTATTTTTTTACTGACCAGTTCGGCTATTCTTGCCGGATCAGGACGGGCGCCGGCTCCTTTAATAAGACGACGACCACCTGCCCAGAGAGCACGGCCAACACCTTCACCAATACCGTAAGTTGCCGCAAGAATAGCAACGTCTCCCCAAACCTCGTTGTCGGATTGGGTATTCATCTTCTCAAGCCTGTCCTCAATGACAAACTCGTCAAAAGCTTTACCGCCGCCGCCAGCCACCGCCATGATGGCCATGCCGGGGATTATACCTACACCAGAAAACACGAGCCCTGCACCAAGGGCAGCGGTCAATGGTACAGCTTCCGCGCCACCAAAACCAGCAACATCGTACCAAGAGAAACCAGGCTTGTTGACGTACATATCCCCTGTTTCGGGAAGGCCGTATTCCTTCTTCAGCTCGGGAGAGATGTTATCGAGTAGTAGGGTAAACTTGTCTGTTCCTTCTACTTGTTTAAAGGTCCCCGGTCCAAAGGTGGATTCAAGGCGCTTGGCCTTATCGCCTATACTGTCGGCTCTGCCGTAGAAGAACTGGAATCCTGTATCCGAAACCTCGCCCTCGTTTGAGGGTTTGTATTCGGGGACTTCTTCTTCTCTCGAAATCCCCACAGCCTCTTGAACCTGTTCATAAGACGCAGATCCTAAGTCAACAGGTTCAGGACGTTCTTCAAAAAGTTCTGGTTGAGACTCCTTTAACTTGGACAAAGCTTGACCTATCTGATCTTGAGAAGCGTCTTCAAAATCAAGAACCGTTCCGTTTGGAAGAGCCAACTGAGTCATTAGGGAAGATTCTTTCTAATAGTCATTTTATCAAAGTCGAAGTAATCAGACGCTTTTAAAACAACCGGAGCGCGACCAGCGGCTTCGGAGCGAGATTGGGTTCTTTGGCCAACTCCTTGTATGTCTCCAAGAAGACTTCTTCGTTGCTCCGCCATTTGACCGCTTACATTAAGGCCAGGGCTTCCGGGCGCAAAAGCTGTGAATGTGTTCCCGAAACCCACTTCGGAGTTTCTCATCTTAGTAAGGCTTCCCCTTAGTCCTTGTTGAACAACACCCCTGATACCTTGGAGTTTCTGATGAAGAACTGCGGGATCAGCGTAAACACTTGAAAAACCTTTAAGAAGACCAACAATCTCTGATGCTAACGTTCTATCGATGTTAGAGACGTTTTTAGACCCCTCTCCCAAAATTTCTTTAAGCATCATATTAGCAATAACTTGTTGTTGATATTGAAACCGTTCCAGACCTTGACCAGTGCTAGTGTCTATGCCGTCTAATATTTTTATTTGTTTGTTATATCCGGCAGCGTTTTTTAACTGATTTATTTTCTTAGAAGCCCAAGGAGCAAATCCTGTAACTTCTCCTTTAGCGTTTTGAACAATAGAAGAGTCCAACATGGTCAGCATCTTAGCGTTGTTTCTTACATCTTTGGTTAAGTCCGTATAAGTATCTAGGGCTTTAGTAACGCCTTCCGCACTTGGGCCATGTTTGGCTCCTACACGGACAATACCCGTAAGAGCGCCAGCGTTATCTAGTCTCTCTTTATAGATTCCCTCAGTGGTAAGATTGGGGAGAATATTTCTCTGGAAACTGTCCGTACCCATTTCTGCTGCCGTAGGCGTGTAAAGAGATCCTTTTTCTCGCTTTACTCCTGACAGATCAGTAAACGTCTTTCCAACAATAAATTGTTTTCGGACACGACCTTCTTTAGCAAGAGCGTCTGCTTTGGCGTCTGCTCGAGCAGTACCTTCAAGCGCATACTTGGCAGCGGACAACTCAACCTGCCGGTTCCAAGCACGCTTCTCTTTAGCACCCTTCATGAGCGCCGGACCAAGGCCCTTCAAGCCTTCAGCAATATTGGTGATAGCGTTGGGGTCCTTACCAGCCATCACACGAAGACCCGCTTCAGCAATCAGGAAACCCTTTTCCTCTTCTGACATACCCTCGTACTTGGGCATAGCCTCCATGAACTGCTTCTTAAAGTCATCAATTGTCTTCCCGTCAGCTTTCTTGTCGGTGTCTAGGGTTTTGGCTACGACGTTCTGTGCTGCTGTATAGGCCGCCGCATCAACTTCGTCCAAAACACCACCAGTTCCAGCCGGAGGTTCTTCGCCCGGAACAATCTCGCCCTCAACGTCAAAAGGACCTTGTGGAATCGGAGGCTTATCTTTGGGCCGTGGAACGTCTGAATCATCGGCAGCAGCGACAGAAATGCCTTCTGCCAGAACAATTTTCCCACCAGGTGCCTCCGGAACAATCTCGCCTTGCGGTCGGTCTCCCGGTGCGTTTGGATCCATATTAGCATCAGCGCGGATAAGATCTTCCGGGTCAGGATTTAACTCAAAATCGGAAGGAGGTAGACGGGGTTCATATGATTCCGGCGCAGCCTCGTCTTCATCAGGTTCTCCTATGCGGATGTCAGAAAGAGCCGAGCCAAGATTATTTGGGTTTAAGAAGTATTCTCTTGTTTTTCCGGTTGCTCCGACTTGTTGCAGCCAAACATCCAGTGGAATCATCTCAATTCTTTGTTGTTCTGCGTTTAACTCTTCCCTTGAGTTAAAACCAACGCTTTTTGCGGACTCAGCTTCTCGACGCTTATCGTTCTCTGCCTTTTCTTCACTAGTTACTGTTAGGTAGTCGGATGCAGTTCCAAGACCACGAGCAACTTCTCCATAAAAAGCTCTATTGATCGGCTTTAATTTATCTAAAGACCTCTGCCTAAGTCTTAATGCGTCCTGTAACTGGCTGTTAAAGATACTGTAATCACCCACTGTCGCATCCGAAAAAGCTTCCGGAGCTCTTCCCATCTCAATACGGCGTTCTTCTCTTGAACCCGGTCGAATAAGTAACTGATTCACACCGCCATTTTCAAAACCTCGAGCCATCAACTCCTCAGAGGCCAAGCCACCCTGGGCCATGGACAGTGTATTACCGCCAGCGGGGTTGTTAGCATCGGCTGCAATAGCATCAACCAAGGGCTGCGACGACGCCATAATGCCTTGCGGCTGCTGCATACCCATCTGCTGCTGCGGCATACCCATCTGCTGCTGCGGCATACCCATGATACCTTGCTGCATCAAGTCCATGTATGTGGGCTGCTGCATCGGAGCAGCCATTCCCCCCATATTAAACATCTTGCGTTCAGCTATGGCGGACTCTATCGGGCGGCGTCTCTGAATCATTTCACTTGCTCCCAAACAGATCACCAAATGGATTGCCTAGACCCTTTTGGATACCAAACCCTGCAATACCTGCACCAATAGCCTGCGATATCGGACTTGGCGACGGTGCCACCTGAACACCCAGTGTGGACTGTGCAGAACCAATATTAGGCTTGAAGATATCGCTCATAAAGCTGACACGCTGGAACGGCTCGTAGGACTGCTGTAACTCGGCCTGCCTTGCAGCGTCCAGTTCTCTCTGGGCTTGCGTCTGGTTTGTGGCACCCAGTTGCGAGAACATCTGCGCCTGTTGTCCTATGAGACTTTGGCCAGTACCCGCCAACTCCGCCTGTGCGCTGCCCAAGCTTCCAATTCCCGCACCTAGTCGAGTAGCCTCCTGCGACTGAGCACTTCCAAGACCGCCAAGAAGCTGCGCTACACCTTGCTGGCGGTTTTGCTGGTTCTGAAAAGTTGTCTGAGCGGCATTTTGAGCTTGGTTGAAGTTCCGACTTGCATCTTCAAAAATTCGACGGCTCTGAATGTCAGCCAGATTACGGCCCAGTTCCGCCTGTGCAATTCCCTCACGGCTACCGCCAAACGCTCCGGCGCCAACAGCCTGTGCGCTCAACTGGTTTTGCTGAATCGCAGCCTGACGCTGCATTTCGGCAAGAGCGTCCTGCGTGACGTTCTGCTGGTATGGATCCATAAACGCAGCGGCGCTCGATGGGTCATACGCGCCCGTGGTTCCAAGGGCCTGCTGTTGAGCTTGAGCAAACAGCCCCGGAACACCCGCCGCTTGAGACTGAAGTGTAGAGAGACCTGTGCCAATCGTGTCTGCCCCTGTTTGCAGAAATGGCATATATTGGCCAATACCTTGGCCAATGGTAGAAGCTTGCTGCGTAAGAGGATCTAGACCCGCAACCTCAATATCTGGAATGCTTACAGGCGTTTCACCACGAGCAAAACTTGCCTCAAGTATTTTTTTCTGGAATTCTTCAAGATAAGGAGCTTGGCGAACTGTTTGTTCTGTAAGTGTTGGTGTAGCCATCAGACCGATCCTCGCTCAAAACGGTTCATCATATCATACATCCTTGCCGCCCCAACGTCTCTGTTTCCGTTACCCGCGTTACGAACAGCCTGAGCCGTCATGACAAACTCGCCATCAGAAAGTCTTGCTGGAATGCTGTCAGAGGTTCCTGTGCCTGGTCCGACTATTTCTCCGCCACCGGCTGCGGCTAGGGAAGTAATTCCGCTTATCGGGTTAGCGCCAAACTTAGATGAAAGATCAGCCGCTGCGTACTGAGATTGGCCATACCATGTATTTAGTAGGCTCTGCGCTTCAGGAGAATTTTTATTGGCTACCTGTTGCCATTTATCATAAGCTACTCGTCTTGGATTAGTCGCATCTAAACTAGCAATTAACTCAGCCTCTGTTTCCTGCTCCGGAGTAAGGGCATATGTTGCAGCGGCAAGGCCTACGGGGACAATGGCTCCTGCTAATGCTTTCTTCGCAAATTCTCCCCCCGTTTCGCCAAGATTCCTTGTAAAGAAGTCTGGTGCTTTACCGACACTTGCGCCACTTGCACCACCTCCAGCTTGAGCCTGTAAATACTGACCGGCATTAGCCCCACTTCTCGCAGCTTGCTTTGCTGCGGAAACGTTAGATGATTGAATTGGATATCTTTTTATCGTTCCAGTTGCAGGATCTTGAACCGACATTGTTCCAAAGTTTGGATTAGGAACCTTTACGTTCATGGTTTCTTGAAGTCCTGAATTAGGATTTGTTATAACTCGCTGTTGGTTAATGAACTGGGGTTCCGGAGCCCCTGAATTAAGCAGTTGCGGCGCTTGAGCGCCTGTTGAAGTGTAATTAATTCCAGTTTCATACTTGGGGAATAGCGTACCCATGAAACCTTTTTGTCCGCTCTGAGCGAATGCCGAAGGATTTGCCTTAGTTCCAGCCAAGCTACTAAAGATACCAGACGTTCCTAAAGTTCGAGGACCAAGAATGCCTTGAGCAAGGGGGTTCTGGGCTCCGGAAGAGAACAGATTGCTGGCTGCGCTAAAGGGTGCGGTAAGACCTGTGCCAAGACCTGATGCAAAACGACCACCAAACGTTGACCCAGCTGCCGGTGTTCCAGCACCAATAAAGTTACCAACGCTAGTACCCTGTAAAGCACTACCTATTCCAGAAGTAAGCGCACTGGCGCCGTAACTAAGAGCCGCCGACTTCAGAGCATCGCCCCATGATCCGCCTTGGAGTTTTGTAACGAGCCCAGATGCAATGATGCCGCCAATACCCGGCGCAATCATGTTGCCAATAATTGGTGCTACAATCGGCGCAATCTTTTTAACAACCCTTTTTATGGCTCTGAATACCTTCTTGAAGAAAAACTCAGGCTGTCCAGTAATCGGGTTTATAGAGTTGAGCTCGTTTCCAATAACGTAACGATTAGGGTCTTCAATACCCATCATCGTCATTTGGCGGAATAGGTCCTGTTTCAGGCCGGGGTTTTCGTCAAAAACCTCCTTGGGAACCATCGTTTCCCCTTCAGCAGCATGGACCATGTAACTGTCGCCGTAACGACCAAGTGTAGCTAAACCACCCGCCAAAGCTTGGGCAGAAGGCTCGCCAGAATATTTAGGAGAAGGGTTTATCGTCATGATAGCTCCAGAACGTTGGCGAAGACTTGAATCTTCGCTGCTGTGGCACAGTTGAATATGAGCGTGTCTCCGGTCTCAAGGACAAAAGGTCCTGTAAATGACACGTCTGCGGTAGCAGAAGTAGAGCCCAAGGTGGCTAATGTTATCTTCTGCAAAATTACCGTTGCCGAAGCGGAGCTATCGGTTATCTTGCATAGTATCACTATGGACCCAGTGTGGCTATTGTATAGATTGATGTTCTTTACAAGAGCTTGCGTAGCTGCCGGACAGGTGTAAACGACCACGTCGCCGGTGGATCCGACGGTCGTCACTATATTTTTATACGCAGAAGCCATCAGTCCATAAACCAGTTCAGACCGTTGGTGTCATCCTGTCCACTAACCACGGCGGGGAAGTCTATCTTCGTAAGAGCCATCTCGAGATCGCGCAAAATGCGGACAAACGTATCCGCATCGTACTCGTCAGGAGCCATGGGCATACTATGGTCAAGCAAGCTGGACATTAGCGCCTTCCGTCCGGACGAAAATCAAGGCGCAGATCACCCATCGTCCACGTTATATCCGTTGTAGAACTTTCAACCCTAAGCGCGATCTGCCGCGACCGACTTCGGAGGAAGGCCTGTTGCGTGGTTGCAGTTACCGCGTTAGTAGAATTGGTGGTCAAGCTGTCGCCGGGATAGTTTCGAGTTTTAAGGATGTAGTTTACGGCTGCTTCTGCATCGCTGCTTGTAATGTCGATGTCAGGGACTAAACGGCTTACAAACATGAACTGCTCGCCGTCACCAATGTCAAAATCTGCTGACTCAATAAACGAAGTCATAGGTGATCCGTCATTGTCGTCGCCAGTTTCATGGACGTAGACAAAGTTTGTGCCGCTGGCGATACCAGAGGCTCTTGGGTTGTTGTGGATGCCATAATCGACCCAAGCAGTTCTCGACAACGTTCCCAGATCCCAGGTGTTCTCCGTAAAGTTAAACTTGACGTAGCTGTCTATTTCCGTCGCGTCGGCGCTTGGGTAGAACCAGAAGACCTCGTCAAACATCTTGTTGGAAGCCGCAAAACACTTAAAACTCTGCTCTAGGTTGATGTCGTCAAACACATATCGAAGAAGAGTACACGGGATAACCTGAACACGACCCGTGTAGACGTAGAAGTTCTCCCGGTCCATCCAGAAGACCTTGTCGCCTACCGTAGTTACGGCGTTAGGTCCAATAATAGACACGTTGTTCGCCAGCATACTGAACCCAAACGTAAACGGAGGCCCCGTAAACCGCATGGCGTGGAGCGCCGTATCCGTCCAGATCAGCATTTCCTGACGAGTCTTCTGAGCCGATATAATCTCTGAGCCAGAGGATATGCGCTGTGAACCAGCCGTATTCGTCGCGGTAGGAGTCCAATCAGCAGGGTCTTCTTGGTCAGACCAGCGTACCATTAACAAGTCTTGGGCAGACTCATCTAAAGGGTTACATCCAAAACAGACAACATGCCTGTCCGCACCGGAAACCATGATCCGACGTGTTATTGTCGGTGCATCTGAAGCACCTGATTGAGAAGCAAGGTCCGTGGCCCGTGAACCAAGGCCCAGTGTTTTGTCCCAGTAGTACGGGGTTCCGTCATAGACGTTCAGGAGAAGATCCTCTCCCCAATTGTCTTGGCTATACAGGCGGATGTTGGAGCCCGTGTTAGCAGCGGTACTGGAAGACTCGCCCCATCCTACAAAGTCGTTTGCTTCCTTAACGTCTACGCCATCGGCATGTGCCGCCGCCGTTGTCCCGCGAACACCGCGAACAACGCCTGCGTTAATCGTATGGGTAGATTTTCCTGTGTATTGGATCAACTCGCTTTCTATCAACATCAGACCAACAAAGGTCACCGCGCCTCCGCTGGATGATGTTGCCGCAGTGGTACCGTCGTCAGCGCGGGTCAAATCACCAAACACGTTACCTAAATTAGTGCCGTACCGTATTTTCTCGCTGCCTATCAGAAGTGTTCCTTTAGCCGGAAATCCACTGGAATCCGCTACCGGGACAGAAGAACTTATGATTGTCAGATTTGCGCTGGTAGTGGTCGCAGCGGTTTCAAAAGAAGCCGCGCTTGTAAGCGTAAAGGAAGTAACACTAGCGTCTATACCACCACTGTCATTAAGCGTGGTCTGAGCGTAACCTGTTGACACACCGCTCCAGAGACCCGCGCCAAAACCTGTTCCGCTTACAACCGTGTTAAGACCTGTGTTGATCTGGTAGTTAGCGATAACAGCAGATCCGCCTCCCGCAGTGCTTCCGGAAGAGGCTGTTCCAGCCGTAGTAATCTGGTAGCTGTTAGAATCAATGACGGTGACCTGATGTTCCGTGTTTAACTGCGCGGCGGTTATGCCATCTGTAGTGGTCGCACCGCTAAAAGTAACAAAGTCACCTGTTACGGCACCATGCGCCGCTGCGGTTACAGTGACTACAGCAGAACTTGCTGCACCCGTTTTCAACGGGTTGGACCCAAGCGTGGCCGTAGCTCGTATTGGAGTGATGTCGTTGTAACCACCGCCCTCTTCAATATAGAACTTGGTTTCCGTGCCAAGGCCCATGAACTTAGATCCGTCGAGCGCCGCCCAAACGTGCAGGGAACGACCCGTGCCGTCTATGGTGTTGCTGCTCAGACGCTCCCAACCGCCCATCTTCTCAGGACGACCCTTACGAAACCGTATCAAGTCAGAATTAAACCAGCCGTTCTCGTCACCGTAGGACGTAGTCTCACGATTAACTCCAGGTCGGAACTGTATCTTCGTTAAAGGCATCTAGCTTCCCAACACAGGCCAATCGTAGAGTATGCCAGACTTGTTTCCTTCCGCATCCCAAGACAGAAAC